GAACCTTGACTTCCCTTACTGGCTGTCTTGATAAGTATATTATATGCCAGCTTCCGGGATTTGTCAATTTCCCGTTGCAAATCACCCATATCTCTTACTATCCCCATTTTCTTCTTATACCGCCTCGAGGTATGCCAAATCTTTCACCGCTTCAAGTCGTTTCTTACAATCCCTGTATATCTCCTGATAATGTTTCCCTCGCATAATTCCCAGATCAACCTCATGCAAAATGATATTTTCCATTAAAGACAGGTTATTAAGCTGCATCACCGTAGCTTCGTCCCTTTTATTGATTCCAGCCATTTTATTTGCCAGTCTGGAATAAGTCATATAAAGCATTTCTGCATGGCTGCTGCCCTGTCCCTTTGCATACTCAACAAGTTTCTGGATTGTATCGGTTTCTGCTTTTCGAGTAAGCTTTCCTGCTTTTCGGGTTTCAACCCACATTTGAGTAGATTTCTCACGGATAAAGTTCTCCATCTGATTAAATGCCCGGATATACTGCAATTTCCATTCGAGGGCTTCTCTCCCAGTAAACCCCATTGCTAAAAGAGAAAAACCATCACGATTCATATAAAATTTTCTATATGATTGCCCGTTACCAGATTTGTAAGAAGAAATCTTAAACATTATTTTCACAGCTGAATTTTCAGCAATGAGATTATCAATACTCTGCAAAACATTTTTATGTTCTTTTCCAAACTTCTCAGCTACCTGCAAGCTGTCACATACTGCTTCATCATTCTTTAAATAAACAAGTTCATTCATACTGTACGCCTTTCTTTAGCTATATCCGAAAATACCAACTTTTTCCATTAATTTATTAATTTCTCACCGCTTCCTCGCCGCTTCGATCAAATATATCGACTGTTAATCGACAGTTCAAGCACTCCCGGTTCTCGCCGCCTTTTTTACCATTCTTCACGGCTTCCTCACGGCTTCATTCTCAACAACACTCCTTAAAATAGTGAAAAACTCCTTGAACCGTAGGTTCGGCAGCAGGATTTTTATTAACTACCAGCATCACCGCTTCTACTGTTTTATCGGCTCATTTAGCCTTTTTATTTGCTCTCCCTTGCAACTTTACCTCAAGCACTTTTCAATCGTTTCTTGCCCTGTTTTATCCTTGTGTTGCTGTATTTTCAGATCTGTTCTGTCTCAGTCTTTCCCCCATCTGCTGCCGCTGCTCCTCTGTATACTGCCTTGGCGGAGAAATCCGAAGCCAGGATACCGGAACATGAGCACAAATGCTTCCGTCCTCGTTATCCGCAATAATCTGACAATCTTCTGGGTGCTTCTCTGCTAGCTTACGGATCACAGACTTATACCGACCCTGTGAGAATGATAAGGTTGCTCTGGTATCATTGGTCATAAACTCAATTACATTTTCGTTACAGCTATCCATAAAAATCTCCTTTTTGTTTTGTTCGATAATATTTACAGTCTTATTTTTCGGGGTTCGCTCAGGCTTCGTTCTAACGCATTTTACTCTTTTAGGGACTCCGAAATCTCCGAATATTTTCGCGCGCGTTATCGTGTTACAAAATTCCTTCGCGCGCGTAATCGTGTCAACGAATTCCCATACTCCCGTCATTTTTTGTCTAAAAATCCATCAATTTGTAATCATCTTTAATATCATCAGGTAATCCCTTAAAAAGAAAATTCTGAGGCATTCTTCGCAATGTTCCAATAATTTCAGATCTCTGTTCACTCTCCAACATGGCTGTTATTTCTGGATATTCTTCTGTGCACTTGGTATACCATGACTTCTGTTGTGGCGGAGAATACCGGGGATCATCACGGACAAACAGGAACAACCATTCTATGCACAGGCTCATTGTAAATTGAACATACAACCCACATTCGTAATAATATTGAGCTATCATTAATGCATCATGAAGTGTAGTTGTTATCTGCTCTGGTTTCTGATAATGTCCCTCTGGATAATATTTCACGATACATTCATCTTTTATAAAACTCCATGGAGCTATGGACACAAACGGAGCATGATCTGCCTGAACTGCCATTACCATCTGAGCTCTTTGGTATAAAGCATCAAGCCTTTTAATCAACGGACTTCCCATAATCCACCACCGCCTTTAAATATGTAAATCCTTTGCCTGTTTCTTCGTACCATTATGGCCCTGTGATTTCTTTCTGGCATTTTCCCTTTTGCAAGCTCTCAACCACTGATGCAGCTCCGGCACACTCGTAGCTCTTATCGTTACACGCTTATTTCTTCTCGGCATTTAATGCTCCTTCCTATCAGATTAAACCCGTCCGATTCATAAATCTATCATTTACCCCTCTTCTGTGATTTCTGTTCTTGTTCTACACGTGACATCAATTCTTCCATAGTTTCCAGACGTTCAATCATATCTACATTTTTTGTCCACTGAGAACACTGAGACAATGCCGCATTAGCTGCGTTCACTCTGATCTGTGCCGGTACTTCCGTATCAATAGCCGTATTGACCAACACTGCTGCACATTCTCCAAGTTTTCCCTGCAGGTATGCAATCGCTCCTGTTACGGCCTCGTTTCTTGCCTCAGAATACTTACGCTGGAAGCTGTCTGAATGAATCACAGTATAAATTGTAGGTCTGGGAATTTTCGTCTTTTTAGATATCTCACTTATATTTGGACACGTTAAAAATGCCTGTACTAAGATGTCCTCGCGCGCTTCTGCTGATACACCTTTTGCCATAATAATCACCCCTAACTAATCAATGATATTTTCCAATACATAAAAACAGACGGTTTTGACAGGTTCTACTCTAACCTTTAAAATGGATATCTATTACATGCCTGTAATGCCGCCCGGAACACAGCCAACGTTTTCTTCCGGTACGCATAAAAATCTTTACGATCAAGCGCAACAAACTTCTTTTTGTTCATCTTGTCATAGCTCATTCCAATTACGATACAGCAGTATAATTCGTCAATAATGTTCGGATACACCTCCGCTGCGCACTGCAACAGCAATATCTTGTCACGCATCTCAAGATTCTTGCAAAATTCACCCAATCTCTTATCTTCATCTTCTGAAAATCCATAATCCTCATAAGTTGCTTCTCTTGTAAGCATTGAATTCCTCCCTGTATTTCCCCTGCCACACTTTCTGCATGACAGGGAATTATTCTATGCCATCTCAAACGGGTTTCTGCCGCTTGTATCTCGTCTCATCTGCGCTTCTTTCATCATCTCGTCAAACAGTGTCCTGCGGTTGATCTGAGCTGTAAACCGGTAACTTCCACCGCCTGCCTGTCGTCCTGCTGTTTCTTCCCGGACGATCTTTCTGAGCAGAGCTTCCGGCGTCTCGATGTTGTTACCCTGTTTCTGGTCGCCCAACACTGCAAGGAACTCGCTTCGAGGTGGGATGACTGCGCCTTTAGCCAGATACGGAACCGTATTGACTCTTGGTAAATTCATTGAGTATTTACCCCATCTCCGCTTCCCATCAGGGGTTGTAACATCGTAAGAAAATGTAAATGCCTTCTCAATACCGGAAAGAGAAGAATTAACATTGCTGATCGTGCTGTTAACCTTACTAACTACTTCATTCAGAATCCCTGCGATTCCTGTTACTGCCCCGGAAATCCCATTAATCAGATTATTGCTCATCTCATTTCCAATCGTATTCATATTTCTGGTAAATCCGTTTAAACTATCCTTTGTACTACGCACCATCTGAGTTATCAACTGGCCAATTCTCTCGCAAGCCTTTTCCCATTTCTTAGTCATTGTGTTATACTGACCTGAAAAATGGCTCTCCACAGTCTTCTGCATCTCGCCAAGCTTTAAATTGGCAGTCTGCTTCATTTTATCCAGATTTTTCTTTACTTCTGATGCCGAATTCCCCCAGTTTGTCACTGTGGTTGTATTCACACCTCCAGAAGCATCCTCTGCTGCTTTCTTTACTCCTGCAAGATTAGTCTCCGCATCCGTTTTCATTTTTCCAGTTGAACTACTTACTGTCTTCTGAGCTTCAACAATACTAGAATCAACACTGCTTTTTGTCGCCTGAGCTGCGGAAGGAAACTCCTGTGCCAGTTTTTTATTCAGCTCATCCAATGGGACTCCTGCTTCTTTCAAGGCATTATAGACAATATTAAAAGCATCCTGCGCATTGGCCGCTGATCCGCTTGTATTATTAAATACTTCTAAAACACCTCTGTATGTTCCTGCATACTCACTAGAAGATACACTGAGATCATATAGTACACTTCTGATTCCTTTTATTGATTCTTTCACAGTTATTGAAGATGTATCTATTGTGGAAGAGCTTTCAGAAAAACCTTTTCCCAGAGCTTGCACCTTACCTGTCATTTCTTCAACAAATGCACTTGACACTCCGGCTTGCGCTCCATATTGCTCAAGGATCTGCGTTGCTTTCTCAGCCGATACGCCATATTCACCCAATTTCTGAACCATGCTGTCATACATCTCACTGTTTGACTTACCGGCAGTCTCATCTGCTTCTACTAAAGCCCACAGTTCTTCTACCTGTTTGTTCGTAATTGCATGAGCTTCGCCCATCTTGCCAGCATAATCATGTAAGTATCCACCTGTCTGAGTTAAAATTCCGTTTCCGCCCTGCGCAGTTTCTACTAACTCAGCAATTTTCTTCGTAAGCATAACCGTTCCGGCAGTGACCAGTGTAATTGCACCGGCAGTCCCAACTAAAGAGCCCAAAGAAGATGCAAATGTAGCAATGCCGGATGTAGATCCAGCAAGTGCACTATTGGTCAGATTAGAAATATTTCCCGCTAATGCCTGTACTGATTCCTCTGTAATCAGCTTCTTTCCAATAGTGGTAACAAGGAATTTTACCAGGCTTCCAATGCCCGTTATATCCGCAATCTTTACCGCGATAAACGCCTTACCCAAAAAAGCAGCTATTTTCCCTGCGGTTCCGCTTGCCTCCAAAACATCGAACAAACCACCCAGTGTCCGGGTAATCGCAGTTATTACCTGTTTCAGATGCTTCACCCAGTTGATCTGTCCCAGCATCTCACCAATTCCCTGGCCCAAAGCCTCCCAGTCTGTTTTTTCTGCCATATCAACCAGTGAACTGCATAAGCTATTCAGGAAAACTTCCAGTTTGCGCCCATTATTCTTCCAGTCAAACTCTGAAATAAAGGTATTAATTCCTCCGGCAATGTTATTTACCAGACCTGTCCAGTCAAATCGCCGGGTAAAGCTGTACAATGTGGTAAATGCTCCATTCAGGCCAGTTGCTAGCGTATCCGCTATCTCACGGAAGGAAATCCTTGAACAGATTCCATTAAGACCATCCGCTATCGCTTTTCCGATTTCTGAAAATGGCAGATTATGTACCATTCCATTAAAGATATCCCAGGTAATCATGAACCGGTTTGCTATGAGCTGCCCCAGATTATTCCAGTTGACTTCTTTTACTAATCCGGTAATTCCTTCTGCGAATTTCTTTCCCAGATTTTTCCAGTCTATTCCTGTTATCAGCAGGTTTAAGGTATTGACAATCGTATTGATTCCCGCGCCGACAGTCCGTCCTAATAATTTCCAGTCTACATTATCAACCAGGCTGTTAAATGTTCGGGTAAAAGCATCGCAGAATTTTGTTATCTTTGGACCGACCTTTTTCCAGCTGATTGCTTCATAGACTTTTTTAAGCCCCTTATTTATTCCACTGGCAATATATTTCCCAAGGCCTTCCCAGTCTTCCGATTTGATTAATTTCTTAATCTTATCCGCAATTCCTTTGATCGAATTAGCAACAGGAACCTTCTTAAACATCTGTGCCGGTGTAGGTGCTGTATACCCTCCGGTATCTCCTATGCTATTTCCATCTGCTACCGAATCATCATTTTTATTTGATGTATACCGTTGGATCTCATCAAGAGTAGAAAGATATCCTTCTGTTTCTTTATTGGCCTTCTTGGTATTTTTAGCTGCCTGATTCGTATTTTTTGAAGTCTTTTCCAGTCCTGCTGCATAGTCTTCCTGAACACCAACTGCTTTTACAAAACTGTTCTGCCCGGTCAGTGCCGCAACGAACATTCCAACATAAGTGATCGCTCTGGAAATCATATCAATAAATCTTGACATGATCGGAGCTACCACGGTGAGGACAGGTGCAAATGCTGTAGCAAACGAGTTCTTCAGCCTCGTCATACTGGACATCAAAGACGATATTGCTGAATTGGTACTGTTAGAATACTGTGCCAGATTTTCAAATCCACTTTTTACACCATCACTGACAGCGCTTATCGCCCGGGATACCCCTGAAAACAACAATGACATTCCCAGCATCCGGGAAAGGCTCATTCTCGACCGGTCCGTCTGCTTGTTCAGATTGAACATGTTCTCTACAGCTTTTTTCATTGCCGAAACCATGCTCTTGATAGCAGAACCAGCACGCCTTAATGCGGAGCCCATATTCTTCACAACCATACCTACACGGGCAGCAGCTTTCTGCAAATTCTGCATTACCTGCACAAGTCGGCTATTTTTCTGCCGGTATTCCTCAACCTTATTCTTCAGTTTATTGTATGAAGAGTACAGCCTTCCATTTATGTGCTCCAGTTTCTGCGATTCCACATTGCACTTCTCAGCTGTGCTTTTATACGCATCTGTCGATGTAGGATCCACATAGGCCCTTCCGGTCGTCTGCATCTCTTTTTGTTTTCGCTGTAGCCTGTCAATATCCGCCCAGATATCGTCCATCTGTTTGTCAAGTTCCTGAAGCGGCGCAGAGTCTATTGAAAAGCCCATATCAAGCCATTCACGCTGTTTTGTCTCAACCTTTTCAAACTCATCTTCCAGAGCTTTTATATCGTCTTTGAGCTTTTTATATTCTTCTGTCTCGATTCTGACCTTGCTCAGTTCTTCGAGCTTTGATTTTAGCTCTGATACTTTACGTTCCTGCTTCTCGTAGTTCTGATACAGGCCCGTTATCGCTGTTATCTGCCTCTGGAAAGAACTTTTTGCTGAATCGCCCATCTTCGATACCTGCGCGGATATCCTGGCCATTCCAGCCTTTACAGCGTTCATTCCTTTCGACACACCGCCGGTATCTATCCTGGTATCAATGATAATTGAACCATCTGCCATGTTATATCTGCCTCCAAACTATTTGAGGTTCGGGCACTGAATCCTGTTTCCAATGCCGTTATATACTCAGGACCATCCCGTTACCAGGACAGCCCTGTTATGTAGCTACGCTTCGGCTACTTCTTTCTTTGCGTATTTGTCAGTATACTTTTTTATCCTTTTCTGCTGCGCCTTTTCCCTTGCATCCAGCTCTTTTTCGATGATTCCACCAATTACAGTGATAATCTGCTCTGCAAAGGTCTCTCCGCTTTCCAGGACTGTAAACGGACTGGTAATCTTGAAGAAGCTCTCTGATACAGGAGCACCAAACAACAGATCAATCTTCTCCCCGGCTTCCTTTTCCAGATCTGGAAGAATTTCCTCGAAGTCTTTGTCCTTGATTTTGTCATTGATTCCAGTAAAAAACGCTGCTGCCTCTTTATACCTCTTTAAAATACCTGCATCTGAAGGAATAAATCTGAACACGCCCAGATCATTTCCGTCTTGATCAGTAATCTGGTATGTCTTCGCACCGGTCTGAACTACTACTTTCTCCATTAATCCTCATCCTCGCTTTCCTGCTCTTCTGCTTTCAGCTGTTCTTCCAGCTCGTTAAGTTCTTTGATATTATCCATGCATTCAATTGCTTTATCCGCTGTAGCTTTCATGGAATTACGTACCTCATCACTTTGAACGAAATCCGCATAAAGCTCTCCGATATGTCCAGCAGCATTAGACAGAGAACTAAATACCCCCTTCTGCAACCTCATTCTTTCCGTGTATAAACGTCTCTGATCTGAAATCTGTTTCTTTCTTCCCATGTCACTTACCTCCATTCTGCCTGTCATAAATCGCTGCCAGCTCACACACAATCACAAATAACAAAAGACCAATAACTACCAACAAAACCACCTCCGCAACAATGAAATATTACCTGTTATATATATTTTACCATCAAACCTGACCACAGTTGTGGTACATGTTTACCACAGTTTGCGCCATTTTCCATATCGTGATATGATCTTTAATGGCAATAATCCCATATTATTACTTTTTTATACTGGCAACCGGATTATTTCTTTTGGCTTTGTTTTCCAGATCTTTTGCTACTGCTAAAAGAAGGTCCTCACACAACCGGGAATGATGATGATTCTTCCGTAATACTTCTATCTCTTTCACCACTCCCTGCCAGTATACATCGTCTTCAGGTCTGCCCGGAGGATACAGCTTTTTGTATAACCTCCAGCAGTCCGTGAAGATGTCATATATCTGCTTTAATTCTTCTTTATCGTTCACTGGTTACTCCTCCGGCATGATATACGCTTTTTCTCCTGCTGCATACTTTTGAAACATATCATTCAACACTTCTTTCGCGCGTTCTGGACTTGCATATTCCGCAATACCAAAATCACCCTCACAAATACGGTTCTTACTTACATAACTGATATACGTCATTTTAAAATTTAAAACTCGTGTTTTATCCTGTGTCATGATTTTCATAATTATTGTCCTTTCCGGCGATAAGCCGCCTATAAAATCCATTACAAAAAGACTTAAAATCCTAAATGTGCAAAATGTGCAAATAGAATGTAAATACCTATAAGAGTGTTTTTTTTAATCTTCACATACTAATTGCACAAACTGCACATTTTAATAAAATCAAGAAAATGGTGCATCTAAACCTCTATCAACAGAATGAAAAGTTTCCTCTGCGAATGAATAACCTTTAATGACATTCTTAACGGTTTTTCCTGTAACGGTTCCTGTTTTGCTTAGTAGGTTCTTCGTCTTTAATTCTTCATAAAAAGATGTTCTTCCGTCAACTCCCAGTCCACAATCATTGCACCACTGGGAATATTTCTCATAAACATCCTTGGCCGCTAAATTCTCATCTGATTTTTCAAGACACTCTGAAATGAATTTTCCAATCTTGTCTGAGTCCTCGCTATACTCATGCGTAGCAATCTGCACAGCTGTAGGCGGCTCTAGTCCCTCTTTGCGGTATAATGAAAGTCCCTGTATGCACCAGTTCAAAATACCATCTATCTCCTGCTGTAACTGTTCCTTTAAATGTTTGTTTTGCTCTTTCTCTGTGAAATGGCGTTCAAATGGAACAACCTTAACACGATTACTGCTAAATACTGTCTTATCACTGATAACAGGTAAATAGTTACTGTTCAAAATCAATTTGAATTTAGGCTTAAACTGAAATTCATTCTCATGTAAAAATCTCGCTGATACAGTATCACGTCCTGTCAGAGTTTTTACGAGCGAAGAATCAAATAACATTCTCCGTGGTGGTTCAGATGCTACTACAAGCCTTGTTCCTGCCAGTTTTGCGATATCTGGCGAAGCTGTCCGGCTGTCCTTATTTGCCTTGATTGCCAATGACTCAGGGGAAATGGTAGTTGCATAATCTCCTAGAAGATATAGCAGTATTTCTGTGATCGTACTTTTGCCATTTCGTGTAGTAGCTCCAAAAAATATGTAAAATTCTTCCTCGCTTGTATCGCCCGTTAAAAATCTTCCAGACATTTTTTGAAGATATTTTATCTTTGCTGTATCACCCTGCATAATCTCATTAACGGTCTTTTCCCATAACGTGCAAGTGGCAGCAGGATTATAGCTAGCATTACAGATTTTTGATAAAAGCAAATCTGCATTATGCTCTAACACTTTCGGCTGATCTTCCGACAGATCGAGAACACAATTTCTGCAATTAATAAGAAAATCGTCTTTATCAAGTTCCGTGTTCTCAAAGAAATTCAAGTCTTTGGCGTCAGTAATCATTACATTTCTATTTCTGTAATTCATCATCCCGGCGGCATACTTGATATACGATTGTCTCTTATCGTCTGGCAAAGAAGCCGTTACAGAATAACGTACAAGTACATCTGCAAGCATTTTAGCGTTTCTTTTAGCTCTCATGCCCTCTGTATCGGCAGTCCATCTTGTCTTGTCGTAGTACATCCAGTCTTTCTTTGTGGGATTATATCGGCTAACATTCTTGAATATGGTTGCAAACAGATCAGCACTGCCTCTGTCGTTCATTGGAAATCGCTCTACTGCATTAAGTTCGTTTAATTTCTTCAAAACTTCGTTCACATACTTATTATCATTCTCATTCATGGCATTGAAGTTATTATAGTAAGGACTGTTAACTTGCCAATCTCTTTTAAGTGCCGGAAAAACAGCTTTTTCAAGTTCTTTCTCTTTTAAAGGAGGGTTGCAACGTTTTTCATTCTCTACTCTAACTGCTGCCTTAATCGCATCATCATCAAGCCCTTTAGTACGTAAACTCGCAATTAGTCTAACTATAGTATCTACCCTTTTTCCCTCTGGAATTAGCTCTGGCACTTTAAAGTTTGTTTTATGCTCAGAATCTATTCTCTGTTTTTCACCTTTAAAAAAATCATTAACTATATCATCTACCTGCGCTATTTCATATTCTTTCGGCTCTTGCTCCCATTCATAAGTATTTCCATTAGGATGTACACTAGGCGGTGCTACAATATATCCTCCCTCCCCCCTAATATCAACCCCCTCGTAAAGTCCTACTTTATTAGAATGCGTAATAGTATCTTTATAAAAATAATGGTAACCACCTCTACCTGTTATGCTCTGCCAAGTTTCTGGAAGTTCTCCATGCTTATTTTGCCAATCTCTTAATACCTCATACCCGTCAATTCCTTTATTTTTGTCAACATCCAAATCAATTACAACTAAACCGTTTGATTTGTTCCCAGTTGCGATGCCGATATTATACCGAGGGTTTTGATTCCACCATCGTTCTATCTTTGATTTCTCCGTTGTAGCCGCTTTGCAACCACCTTCAATCGCAGGCACTTTATTTCGATAAGCCAGTGGGAAAACCGCCAGTCCCAGCTCTGCATAATACAAAGCCCATTCTTTCATACTTTTTACTTCTGCTGACAAATATCCCACCGCCCTTACTCAGAGATTTCGTCCAGATATTTTCTGATTTTTGCTACATTCCAATACACTCTTCTGCCAACACAAAATTTTGCGCCTGCTGCCATACCAATCTGCGTTGCTGTCTGCCTTCCCGAATTCAACATTTTCTGCAATCCAGCAGTATCAACACTTAACGCGTCTGAAGATGAACTTGGATATGATGTTGTTTTTCTCATAATAAATACCTCTGCTTTCTGTCTGATTTCACATTGCCTTATGTGTTTCTTTATGGTATTATTATAACATAGATGTTAATAAAATTAACAGCTTTTATGATTCACATGTTAATTAACTTAACATTTCTAAATCATTCTAATATTGCTTAAATCATCTTTAAAATAAACAAAAATGGAGGAAGTTAACATGAACATTAACATTGAATGTGGACAGCGCCTAAAAAAGTGCAGGCTTCTCTCAGGATATACCCAAGAAGCTTTAGGGAACAGAGCAAACTATAAAAAAGAAACGGTCTGTATGTTTGAAAGAGGTAAACGTAAGCTTTCTGTAGATGCAGCTAATAATTTTGCTGAAGTTTTACATGTTCGTGCAGATTATTTGCTTTGTAGAGATGATAATATTTTTCCCGAAGAAAAAACTAAATCTAATACCACTAATTATCAAAAAGCTAATTGTTTCGATACCTTACTTAATTTTTATAATTATGAACTATACGAGATACCAGAAAACGAAGATGAAGCTTCCGGAATAAGTACGCTTAATGCCCCAATGAGACTAAGCAAAGGATTTATCATAAAAAGCCCTCAAAACAAATTATTTTATTGTCCAAATAACTTATTAGATGAATTAATCGAAGATGTTATGGATTATGCTTTAATGCGGCTTGATAAACGATTATTACCCCAGTGCCATGAACCAAACGATAGCGAACTAGAGGCAGCTGGCCTAACCCCTGAAGGTGCTTATGTGCCCCCAACATTATCATTAAGGCATTTAAAAATACCTGATTTAAACTTTCTACAAGAATCTTCGCATTCTTCAACCGAAAACAAAAATAATAACTCAAATGATTATACAGAAGAATAAAACACTAAAAAGCACCCAATACCAATTAAGGCGTTGAGTGCTTTATTGTATGTTCGATATTCTGTTTATAAGGAAAACACAGGTTCCGGACAACCGATCATAATTTTCCGTCGATATTGCCATCATATAATTCAAATTTATATTTCTGATGCAATAAATTATCTGTACGTCCATCTTCAACTTTTGCAGCAAATAGTTTCAATGGCTTAATATAAAATTTATAGGGACTATAGAGTGCTTGATATGAAACGTACAGTTCTCCAGTTTCCGAGTGACATACAATTTCATGTACATAATATAAATTCCCCTTAAAATGTTTATATGGTCTTTTTTCTAAAATTTCATGCATATTTACGAATCCTTTCTTACTACATAAACAACATATTGAATCATTATTATCAAACCAATCAATACTGCATTAATCAAATTGGGAAAAGAAAAGAATTCATAATTCTTTAAAATATTAATCTGCAATGCTTCTTTCAAATAAGTGCCAATATAACCACCCACTAAATTGAGGATCATTACCAATACAATCGTATTTATCCCTATTACTTTTATCTTCTTCTTCTTTTGTTCTTTTCTTATCTGTTTTTCTACTTCTTGTAAACATTCTTCAATTGTTTTATCCGCCTCTTCGACAGAAATCTTTTGCGCAATTAGAATATTATTGAAGTCGTCAATTTTCTTCCTATTTGGCTTTTTTCCATCATGTAATTGCTCATATTGCTCTATGTATTCTTTAACTTTTTTATCATGAATACACTTTATAAGCTGCGGACGTATCTCGTGTAATATTGCTCTTAAAGAATCTATACTCTCCATTTATTTTAATCCCAAATTTCTTTTTTGTTCATCAGACAAAATATCATCAATTGATTTCTCGTTATCTCTTAATCTTTGTTCAAAGAAATTACTTATGCTACCTTTATCTTTCAACTGATTATATTCTTGAAATTCTCGATCCAAATAAAGCTTCGCTACCTCTCCACCTTTTTCTTCCTGATACTTTGCATCTTCTTTCTTACTATAATCAATATTAGCCTCTGGTTCAACATCAACTAAAATAAGCTGGCATATTCTCATTCCACTATGTATAACTACAGAATTTGGATTCATATTTTTTATAGTAATTGTCATCTGCCCATGATAACCTGGATTAACATAGCTGCTCGCGCTAACATCTAAACCCACTCTTGCTAAGCTACTTCTGTTTTTTACAAATCCACTTATACTTGCAGGTAATTGAATTGTTTCACGAACAAATGCAATAATAAAATCATTAGGTTTTAATGTATACTGCTCAATTTCTCGTTCTTCATATATCTCCTGTTGCTCATCATATACATTTACTGCATTTTCAATTCTGTTGGGTATCTTAATTTTTTTTCCTAATGTCAGATCAACAGAGGCAGGTTGTACGTGATCATATATAAATGGTGAAATAATAATACTTTCATCATAAATTTTTTCTATAATTCGCGCATCAGATAATACTCCCATTTTTTTCCTCCTCTATCAGATACTATCTATTATACTCTTTAACAACCAAAAATCAAATCTTTTATATTTTAAAATACCAGCATTTCTTTCTGCCTATCAATATTAAATATATCTTTTCTTTATTATAACCGAACCACCATATCTTTTCTATTGGTTTCTCACATTCTGTTCCATCTAAATTACCATGTAGCAAAACATCTTCACTTTCTCACCGGGGTAAATCCGAAAATGCCTCCTCTTTATGTCCCTTAATTGCGCACAATTTTGTATACAATATTAATTTCAAAGGTAAAAAGCAATAAAAACGTGCCTGATATGGACACCTTACCAGAGAGGAGTGATCATTATGAGTACTTATGAAGAATTGCAAATTATACTTACAACTGCTTTACTGATCGTTGCGATTTTGACTTATACACATAAAAAATAGCCGTCCTGTTCTTTGGCGAGAATGACAGCTATTTTTTACTAATCTTATTTCGCCGGGTCGGGTGATCTGCACTCACCTTCCGGCTCCCTTGTTAAGTATATTATACGAACTGCTCAAATATTTGTCAAATCGTATTTTACTAATACTTATCTATATCGTTCTCATACCCCACAGTTTACCCCAATCTTTACCCCATAAACTGATTTTTACCCCACGGGCAAAACTTAATATGTGATAAACACTGATGAAAGTTTTTTTATAAACTTTTCCAGTAAAATCAAGGGTTTCGGGCTTTTTGAAAAGCTACATAATGGCACTAGATAAAAGCGGATGAAACATTCCCCGTAAAATTATAAAATTTATTAACGAAGTCTAATCATTTTCCAAAATAATCCTGCTGATCATTATTTACCATGGTCTTCCGGAAAAACACGAAATATTACAGCCGTTTCTTTCGCTTTTTAGTCGTGTCTCTGCTCTTTGTTATCATATGTCTCACAGAATCTGGCAGCAAAAGCCGGCGGCTCCTGATGCGCATACAAATGAGAAATGTCTCCAAAAGAGCTCATACGGAAGGACGCGATCCCTTTTCGCCTCTCCTCTGTAACAATGGTGCTCACCGATGACGGCGCCGCACAGAAATTCTGCAGCATCACCAGCGGAGAGATACTGAGAAGATAGCTGATGAGTACACAGCTTACACCGAAATGGCAGAAAAACACAAGCGTATCTTCATTGGCTTTTTCTGCTCTGTAATAATGTCCTTCCCGCACATATCCATGCTCTGCCAGAACTTTATCAAAATTCTGTGTGACCCAGTCATACTCTTCTTTCATTTTTCC